TACCTCAAGTACTGCTTAGCTTCTATTTTCGATTTCATCTATGGTTGCAAATATACGGTAAGCAATTTGTGGAACAATGGCATTGCCATAGCCCATTATACTTTCTTTTCTCCACTTAGGAAGGGCAAGTCCGTCCAATTCAGTGGGAAGCCCATCATCTCCCCAACAAAGTGGGGATTTAATTGGGAAGCCGTCCCAAATTTCGGATGGTCCACCTTGTTCGGAATGAACATTGTCATCTGGCGTAATGTTAACTGCTGATTGATTCCTTTCTCCTTGTGTCTGAGAACCGAGGCGATGTAAGTCTGTGGCATCTTGGCCGAGTTCCAATCGCAAGCATTCGGTGTCGGCAGTAATCCCAATGTCGCTTTTCCGCTCAACATATTCGCTGTTCCGTCCGATCTCAATTGACCCTTCCAATCCCCAGCTATTGGTGTCGGTAGCGTTTCTCTTATTTTCGGATTTCCCAAACTGAAATTGATTCCCCCTTTTGATTCCCAACTCTTGCTCGTGTTCTTGTCTATGTAGTCCGATGCTTGTGGTGTTGGTAACATCCCCATTGATGCCATTCTGCCTAAGTTCAGAGAATGACTGTCTCCGTTGTGACATTTCCTTCGACCTGTCTTCGTCAACTCGCAAGGAGTTTCTATCTCTTGAGTCGTTGGTGTCGGCAGCACACCCCTCTTGTATATGAACCCCGTTGCTACTTCTTGCGCTAGTGTCCCGGAGTTCCCGAAAACCTGTTCCTTCTTGGATAGATTCTCGCTGTAGGCATCCATCGCTGCTGGTGTCTTTAGCAACAATGTAGACTCGATCCCGTTTGTGTGGAGCGTTGATGCCGACAGCTGGAAGTACAAACGTTTGGACTTCGTATCCCTCACCTTCCAAATCAGCGTAGACCTCTTCGAGAACCAATCCATCCGACCAACTAAGAATTCCACGAACATTCTCCCCCACGACATATCTTGGTCGGATTTCTCTGATTGCTCTGTGGAACTCGGGCCAAAGATGGCGCTCATCTTCTTTTCCCATCCTTTTTCCAGCGTGGGAAAATGGCTGGCAGGGGAAACCACCGGAGAGGATATCGATTCTTCCTCGCCAAATTGTAAAGTCAGTTGTCTTGATGTTGTCATAAGATTCGGCCTCAGGCCAATAAAAATTACATAATTTTCTACTAAAAGGATTGATGTCGCAATGGAACTTATTGTCCCAACCCATCCACTCGGCTGCTAAATCAAATCCACCTATTCCACTAAATAAACTACCGTGATTCATGATACTCTCTTTTAAGTCTATCCATTATCTTCATAGCCTCATTATAAGTCTTCATCATCGTCCTCTTCCCAAATTCCCATAACTGATGACATTGCGAACAATAAATCATAAAGTTTTCTGGATGATTCCTCAGACTCGGATAACTTCCTTTGGTAATGATATGCGAGATATACATCGGACTGAAGTGTGGTAGATGTAAACCACATTCCTGGCATTTGTGTGGACGTGACTCCCACATAGCCTGATACCATTCGATATCCTTTGTTTTCATCCAACTCTGAAAATTCTAACTCCTTTGGCATTGGGTCTCCAAGTAACTTTACCTTCCTCAGATTGTATAGTCGTATTGTTACCCATATAGTTCTTAATGAAATTAGCTGCTTCTCTTTTCTCGTCATCTAGAATAGACATCTCTGAGTTCTTTACTTTGTACTGCAAGATACACTCATCAATCTCCGGTGTAGATACAATAGTATTTTCTTCAGGATTGGCGAACTTCTTATTTAAGAACTCCGAAAAGGCTTCTGTACCATCTGGCGGTGGAGCATATTGCTCGTAGTCTTCTCCTAGTTCTAAAGCCAAACGACCTGCTTCTACACATGACCAGAAGTCTGCTGTTACTCTTCCAATCATATCTATCATTTCCTGATCCCTATCAAATTTGTGAACCTTTAAGTTTCTTCCATCTTCTAGAGCGACTAAGTAGCCAGTATCTATTCCGAGACCCATTAAGTAGGTTTGCAACTGCAAGTAATAAGACGGTGGAATACCGCCCTCCCACTGCTTGCTACTCCATCCACTAATCGTCTTAATCTCAATAACAGCTTCCACATTTTCCAAGTTAATTCTACCATCTCTTATTCTTAAGTTTTTTGATTTGATTTGTAATCTGTCAGGCGAGAAGAAAAGATGAGGATACTGTGGATTAACTACATACCCAACCGGCTCGTACAAAGTACGTACTTTAGTTTGGGTCTCATAGTTCTTCAACATAGATGCATCATCGCCATCCCAATACTCAAATATCTCAGCAACAGTCTTTTCCAAGATAGTCCCCATAAACATAGGAATGTTCTGATCTACCTTCTGAGGAATTAATCCTATCTTCTGATAGTATAGTTCTGCAGGAGATTTCCAAGAGTTGACACCCATAAGAGTACCAATCTCTGAGGCCCCAAGCCCACGAGTACGGAACTGAATCCATTCATCGTAGCTCTTATCCTTATTGATTTGAATTATCTCAAGACCCATTCTTCGAACAACTCAGCAGTTTCCAAAGTAAGGTTACGAATATCTGTAACCGTGAAATCGACTTGCAATCTTGGAACAATGGACTCAACCAAAGAAACGGCACTTTTTAACGAAGACTGCCGAATTATAGCCTTTTGTTCCTGCCCATAATGTTTCATATGAGCAGGTTCAACTTTAGTTCCAATTTTCTCGGCCAATTTTGTATTATTTACACCACGTGGCATCAGAATGGAAGATCATAATCGTCTTGAGGAGACTCTACGTAAGGATTCATCGCATGATCTGCAACAATATCTTTCGTGAGTTCGAAAGGAATCAAAGTCTTAGTAAACTCATTTACTCTGTCAACTCGATACGCTTCAACCTCTGACCAATCAGTAGAAATGACTTCCCCCTTCTTGTTCTTCAATTCCTCTGGTGCAGGAACACCATCTTGACCTACTTTAAAAGACCACTTAAGAATTTGTCCGTTCTGCTTGATAAACAAAGCCGACCTTTTCTTGTCTTCAACAATCTTCAAAGAAGGAATAAACTCAACCTTTTTGCTAGGATCAATACCAGGGCAACAATGTGCAAAAGCAATGAAGTAAGAAGTCTGCTTACTAGTAGGCTCTTCGCCTTTCATCTTGATTTGCAATTGGTACACCTTGTCATTGTCTAATAAGTCTAAACACAAATCTGTGCCGTACTTACCTTCACGTGTGCTAATACCTACGATTTGACCCTCGAAAGAATCATACAAAACATAAGCATCTCCTTGTTTGTGGGCAATTTTGCCCTCCCGAATTGTAAGGTAGATTTTGCTACCCATTCCATTTTTTAAACCCATGATTTTATCTATTTGTGAGGCGAATATACTATATAATTTTGAAATTACAAATTTTTTTTGTAAAATTGTAAAATATTATGAACAACGAATTAAAAAGCAGAGTGCTTGAATTAAAAAGCAAGTTAAAGCGTGGCGATATGGCCCGTATCGTAGAAAGAACTTCTCGTCTAGGAATTCAAAAATATGACGTATACAATATCTTGAACGGAAAATCTTTAATCGATCATCAAAAATTAATCATCGTTATGAAAGAAGTTAAACGATGCATTGAAGAAAACGAAAGATACCTCCAAGAGTTTGAAATGAAAATTTCTATCTAATGAGTTTTGACGAATTAGAAGTTAAAATAATTTCTATAAAGAAGCGAGGTATGAACATCTTGCTTGAAAATCAACTTATTGCAGAAATCAGAGGTCAATACTATGACAAATTGATTGATAACAAACTCGTTCACATTTCAAATCGATTCCGGGAGAACATTCAATATTTAGCAAAATTACACGATGAATCAATTTCCATTCATAAAATCAAAGAGTTTATGGGAGTTGACTTGGATTCTCACTTATCGAAGGTTATTTATAACGATTGTAAATTAATCTCATTAAAGGTCGCTATAGTAGCTTCTGAATTTTATGGTTTACCCGTTGATCTATTACTTTTTCAAGACTTAAAATCAAATGCCGAAATACTTAAAGGACTCTATCCTGCTCTTTTCAAACAGAGTAGACATTAAACCTTTGTCTGTCAACCAATGTTGGCAAGGCAAACGATTTAAAACAAAGGAATATACTTTGTACGAAAAAGAAGTTATGCTTAAACTCCAGGCGTATGACTTAAAACAATGTAAAGAGCCTTTAGAGATGTCTCTTATAGTAGGAGTAAGTAATATTGCCGCAGACATTGATAATGTAGTCAAACCATTTATCGACATCCTTCAAAAGAAGTACAATTTTAACGATAAGTACATCTTTCGTTTGATTGTAGAAAAAGTTTTAGTGCTCAAAGGTGCTGAGTTTATTGAGTTCTACATAAAAAAATGTATTCCAAGACATATTTCTCTTGATAAATAAAAAAAAGTGTTATATGTTTGCACCGCAGTCCTTACTTTTTGATGGGGGTATGTCTTGATGGACTGTGTGGGGATGAACGAGAAAGTATCTTGGGAATCACAACCACTACCACACCTGAACCAATTTTCGCAAAAGCTTTTTTAAGGCTTTTAAAGGAAAGGGGGGAAAGGGGGGTATGGTTTAAAAAGTGGTTCACCCAAGAAAATAGTGTTACTTGGACGAAGATAACCAAATACTACGACCAGAGACGTAAGAATATCTAAATGCTATAATTGTGTTTTTTCATTAAATTTTACTAAATTTGTAATAGATGGCGTTTACTATAACAAATCAACCAAAACAATTTTTGCCAGAAAGTGAGAAAAATCAAATTTGGTATAAGGAGAATTTAAAGTTTATAATGTCTCATTTTAATAAGAGACACGATAGGATTTCAAGAATTAGAAAAAAAGACGATTTAGAAAATCCTATTGATGAGATAGTAAGAATGTATACTTACTACTTGGGGAGACAATACAACAAAGATTATTATTACACCACCCAAGATCAAAACCAATGTGACCTTCCAACAGTATGGATTAATGGACAGAAGGTGACTTCTTTAATCGATTACATGGTTGGTAACGCAATTAAAATGATTGAGAACATTGAGCCTTCAGTTCGGTCTCATAGTAAAAATGCTGTAAACAAAAGAACGAAGATTCTAGAAAGAGCGCTACTTATGTTTGACGCTCCAGAAATCTTTGATACATTGGCGAAATATGGTTTTGAATATGCCCCTTTGGGTAAAGAAACCGAAAAGATGGAAGTACCAGAAGACGTGTATCGTTATATGGAGTATGACTACAAAGAATATACAGAAGTTCTTGGTATGCGTCTGTGTGAAGACATTCTCTTGCGTAATGATTCTCGTAACAAATTAAAACAAGCATTTCTTTATACCCTACTTGGTGGAAGTGTTGGAATTGAAAATAGAATAGAAAATGGTAAGCAGTATTTTGATGTTATCCTTCCTCA